ACATTATCCAGTTGTTTGTCCATAATGGTTTGATAACTAATTTGTCCTTGTTCACCACCTTCAACTGGAATTGTTGTTTTAATTTCACCAATGGTATTACCGTAGGTAAAACTCTCTTCAGTAATAAGAACTTCACCATCAGTAAACGGAACTACTTCTCCAGAATTATCGGCATTAAGGTATCTTACGAATAGTGTTAGATCAGTTATTCCTTCAGATTCTGATACATCTAACCACTTATCAACAACTGCTACGACTCCAGAAGTTTGACCTCTTAGTTTCTTCCCTACTAAGTTATTGGCGTAAATATTAACGTCAATACCAAGATGATCGTAGTTTAACCTTACTGAATTATAATTAGCATCAAAGGTTACCCCTCCAGGGATAACCATAGAACCTTCTTTGAAGATATGACTACCAAATGACTCTATTTGATTCTGTAAAATAGACTGGAGAGTGGTTAGTTCTCTAGCCTGAACAGGAAATCCTGGTTTAAATAAAACCCTGTAGAAGTTATCTTCCTTATCAAAGTCGTCATAATAAGGGTTTATATTGAGATTCGTTTTCTGTGGCATTTTTTAAAATTCCAGGATAATTTTAACGTCTTCTTTTTGTCTAGAATTTCTGGAGATAGCGGGACGGTTATCAATGTATACGATGTCTCCTGACCCTTTATTTATCTCAGGATTAGCAAGTCCATTTGTGAACTGAGTTCCGAGAGAAATAAGTTTTGTTCCAGATGGATTAGTACTGATTCCAGTAAAACCAGTATCTATTGAACCAGAAAAACCACCAGTTGATGTAACAGCATTGGCATTTGATTCAAAGTTATAAAGTTTTGCATTGGTTGAAACGCCAACATAATCAGTAGAATCAAAATAAGTTTGGTTTAGGAAAGAGTTCCTATCCTGATAGTATTTTAAAACCTTCGTTTCACTATCATAGGAAGCAACAAATCCTTTTGCAGTTCCACCAGTTACAGATTGACTAATTCTTGTACCAGCAGAAACAGTTCCAGTTACTGATGAGAACTTAATAGCACCGAGAGAAGAGAACTGATTCTCAGTAAATACATTTGTAGAACCAATCGAAGTTGGGTTCTTGACTATTCCAATTTGAGCAAAGGTAATATCAGTTGGAAAGTCTTTTGTAGAATCATCAAATCTAGCATAAACAAGAACCTTATCGGCACCAAGTTCTTTATAAATGTCATATCCATGTCCCTTTGATGGTGGGATAATAGGAATAAGTTTTGCTTTAGTTGAAGAACTTGCGTTGATAGAACCCAAGTCAACCATGCCATAACTATAATCTTTACCGCCAGAAGAAACAACAGTATTGGTTATCTTCCCATTGGAGTCAACATCTACAATAACTTTGCCACCAGTTCCATCTCCAAGAATATTAAGTTCATGTGAACCCTGAGAATATCCAAGACCCTGTAAAGCAATATAAACTTTCTTTATCTGGTTTTCATTCGTATCTGAGTTTCCATTACTTCTTACTGCAGAGATCTGGGCATTTGTAGAAGTTTCCCAGTCACTTGGTAATGAAATATATTCAGTAGAATCAAATTTAATAATGTCACTTGGCGAAACTGTATACAGATATTTCCATAGATATCCATCACCACTTACACCAGCTTTAGATGGTTCCAAATCTGTAAAAGTTGGTTCATCTAATGAAGCGTTTCCTGTCGTATTAATTCCAGAAGAACCATTATCAATACAAATATAAACCTTGTATTCACTATTCATTACATAATAGTTTGAATCATAAAGTCTTGAAGACTTTGTAATAGGTGAAAGATTTGTCAGACTATAATCATGACGATACATTTCATATTTTGTCCCTCTCGTCCAGTCAATTCTTCTAATAAGTCTTCTTACATTGGCAGAAGTCACCTTCTTGCCGAAAGACATATTATCACCAATAAAGTTTTGGTAATCAAAATTATCAATTGGATTTGGAGTATTAGTATCCCAATCGGTTGTTCTACCATATCCAACTACAGCTGGATCTGAAAGACCTACGAAGACATAATATGAGTTAGAAGAATCAGTAACGGAGTTTACAAAGTTTCCCGCATTTAATATTCTAAACTGATCTGTTACAATTGCCGCCATCGTAATAGCTTTTTTCTATATTTATAACTATCCTAGATCCTTCCTCAATGCTCCACTATCTCTTAGACCATATCCACGCCTTTGAATGACTGGGAATGTTGATAAACCAGAGTCAATTGTTAGACCAGTTACTCCGATAGAAACAGGTGATGATGCTCTAGAGAATCCAGAAAGTTTACCCCAAGAGAAGAAACCTCTTGGATCAGTAACACTACCAGTTGTTGAAAGACCAGAAGTTGATGTGGTTGAAAGAATGTTGCAAGTAGCAACTCCAGTAGTTGACGATGAATGGAATGCATTAATGATATAAACATTATCTAAGAATGATGTTCCAATTCCGACAACTGAAGAGTTTGAACCATTGATAGAAGTTACACCAGAACCAATACTAGTATTGAAAACATATATTGGATATCCTGCCTGAAGTCCATTGAATGATGTTGCACTGAGTGTAAACTTAAGTGCAAGAGGATTTCCTCCAGTTCCAACAGTTGTTCCAATACCAGTGATAGTTCCAGCAAAACCAGCGACAGCAGTAATACCAGTTAAGTTTTCAAAAGAAACTGATGGAAGTGAAGTCAGAACTTGTGGTGGTGCAGTATGTGTGTATCCAAGACCAGGATTGACTATAGTTACTGAAGAAATAGAACCATTTGTAATAGTTGCCGTAGCAGTTGCTGTTGTTCCAACTCCAATTCCAACTGCCTTAGGAGCAGAAATCTTAATATCTGTTGAAGCACCAACATATCCAGAACCACCATCTGTGATAGTGAATGAACTAATAGTTCCAGCAGCAGAAACTACTGCGGTTATGGCAGCAGCAACTGGATCAGATGAAGTATTGACAATAAGGGCATTTACATTGGCAATAGTAATGGCAGATTCATTTTCTTCATAGTTAAAGAACTGTGCATCATCAACAAATACCTCTGTAGCAGATGATGAAAGATTGCCAATAATTCTTGCTGTTGGATAAATCATTGACTCAATAGAGTCTCTTGACTTATAAACAAGTTCTCCACCAAGATTCTTATCAACTTTTTGCTTAGTCCAACTAAATGGTTTATAGTTTGTGGCGTCAATACCAAGACCACCATAGATATTTGTTTCTATCTTATCTGAAGCATTGAGATTGTAAATTGTTCTTTGATTCTGAAGTGGACTATATTCTGTTTTTTGCAGTTGAATAATGTCACCAACCTTGATAGTTTCATTAATGTTAACACTCACGCTATCAGTATCGCGTGTTCCCATGTAGAAGAAGATATCTATATTATCGTTAGCAGTTGGTGCTGAAGTAAATACGATTGATGTTCCACCTTCAAATCTATAATGTTCAACTGGATTCTGTAATACGCCATTGACATAGATGAGAAGAAGTGCTTCAAGATCAATAGCAGAAGAATCTTGGTTGTTATTATCGACTTCAAAACTTAGAAGTTCTCCATTATAGTATAATGGGAATCTTGTTCTTATACTATCCTGTAGTTCTGATATAGAATCAATATAATCAAATTCACCAAACTGCCAAGCAGCAAAGTCGTCACTAAACACATCAATAACTTCAAGTTCAAAGTCATTGATTGGTGCTGCAAGATCTCTAGCAGTTACAAGACCAACTGGTTTAAACTTATCACCTATTCTAAATCCCCAACCAGGTCTAGTAATTTTAAAGTTAGTTATTTCAAATAGAGTTGAACCAATACCAACATTGGTAACTGCAGCACCAATCTCAACACTAATAAGAAGACCACTTCCCGTGTCAGTTGTTGCTCCAAGACCAAGACGAGAAACACCAACAATTGGTAAATTCTCATAAGATGGTTCTGGAATTTCTATAGTTGGATTACTACTGTATCCAGATCCACCACCAACAACAGTGAAGGATAGGGTTCCACCAGCGCCTACAGTTGCTGTAATGGTTGCAGCAGTTCCAGTATGGTTTGGATCAGTTACGCCAATAGAGACCGTCCCACGATATCCAGAACCAACAATATCAGTTGAACCAAGACCAACTGACTGAATAACTCCACCAGATACAAATGCCGTTACGGAAGCGCCGACGAGAGGAGCAAAACCAAGACCTTGAGTAGAACCAAGAGAAACAATCAAACCACCTCGTGGAAGTAGATTTTGGTTTACATCATAATCAGAAATAAACGAAGCATTATTAACTCCACTAAAGACAACACTAGAAATACCAGCATTTTCTATGAGTGTGTAATTTCCACCAGCATTATTTGATGTGGTTGGAGTCTGTAATATATTATTAATGAAAACAACTCCACTACCAGTTTCAATGCCAGTAGTATTTGCTCCTCCAACAGTTAATGTATAAGTAGCACCAATACCAGTAAATTGTCTACTAATATTGTCATAAATCTGATTAGTGCTATAGTCTTGTCTCAGATAAACTCTTCCACCAAAAGTAGATTTGGTATATGGAATATTGCTTTCGTCAACCAACTCTTGAGTATTTCCTCTTGGTGCTTCTGTAAAGTGAATTTTACTTCTTGTTATATTATAAGAACCTTGATAAAGTCTAATAGATGTTCCATCAGTATGAGTTGTTGCCGAAGTTCCAACAAAACCTCTCTTACTCTTAATAACATTAAATGAACCAGTTCCTGTAATAGGACCAACAGTTGTTGTTCCCAAACCAACTGCCTCAACCTTTAAATATTCATTATCAATCTTAAGAACATCTCCTGGAAGAATACTTGAAATTCCAGAGATTCCAAAATAAGTTGTTCCAACAGAAATAGAACCACCATTATTACTCAAAGTGTAATTGATTGGTGTGTATGCAAGAGGAGCTCTGTTTACACCATCAATAGTGATAAGAGACTTCTCTAGTTTCTTAGACATCTCAAGAGTATGACCATTACCACTTCCAGAAGAATTAAATGTTATTGCTATTCCAGCATTAGCATTAGACTGAGTTGTTGCTAGTTTAAATTGACCATTATTGATCTTGATAGCATATACTTCTGATGGAAGAATATTAGTATCAGACATTACCATTGATGTATATGCTCCACCAACAAATGTTGATCTTGGAGTGTAAATAAGTTTTTCTCCAGTACTAAAGAAGTGATCTTGGATAGAGAATAAACCTGTGCCAAGATTTACAGTTGTCGAAATTCCTGGATTAAATTGCTTTTCAAAGATAGAAATGCCATTATGCTTTAGATCAAAGTCAAACTTATTTGTTCTATCGCCATTAATAGAATCAAACTGCGAAGTTACGAGTTTTTCATTTACAGTTCCATAAGATAGAACTGCTGGAATATTATTTAAATCCTTATCAGTTTGAATAACTTCATTATAAAGTTGAACAGTAATATCACTATTAATGTTAGAATCTGGGTAGAAAGATAAAATAAAATTATCTCCAGAAATTTCAGATCCAAATGTACCAATTCCAGATGTACTTCCAATAGATAGGAATGGATACTGCATTGTAAATGCATCCACATTGTTGTGGTTGAACAATACCTGGTGTAGTGCAGAAGTATTTCCGTAGGAAACCTTAGCAGTTGACTTAACTGTTGTTACATCCGACTTAGAGTATGTTAATACACTTGAAATACCACTACCAGAGAAAATAGAATAGTTAGACTCAAGTTTTCCTTCTTTTACAGATTCATCTGGTTGACCAGAAGCCTTGAAGATATGTGTCCCAACTCCAACAGAAGTTGTTCCGAAACCAACAATTCTACTTCTCACTAATACATCGTTAGATTCTGTATTTTCAAAGTTAATTGAAAGAACGCCAGAACTAATGCTTGCAGTAAATGTTCCGATAAAGTTATTAGAAGATTCTGAAGTTGAAGAGTTATCAAAGAAGAAATCTGACTTATATGTGTCAGTTCCATCGTGGTCAATAAACATGTCAACGACAGTCTTACTCTTTGTTACACTATCAGTTAGTTCAACTATTGCAAAGATAGATTCTGTAGTACCTACAGTTCTTTCATAAATGGAAGATGTAATTCCAGATGCCATCATTATATTTGAACCAACTAGGTCAATAAAACCTATAGATTGAGTACTAATACCAGTAAGAGTTGTGTTGAAGTTATTCTTCAGATATTTGATATCATAGTCTGATGTATATGGATCATCTGGAGTAAATCTCAACTTAACATTGCCAAATGAATCAGTAATTGCTTGAACGTCTGCTAAACTATTAGTAGTATTAAACAGAGAACCTTTTTCAACTGTTACTAGTTCGTCATTTGGAGTGTTAATAACGATAATCTCTGTTGCCTGTCTATTATTGTTATTTGGATTGACTATCTGAAGAAGATATCTGCTATATCCATCATTGGCAATGAAACTATCAATATCCTTATAAAGAGTAGTATTGGCATCATCAGAATTTGAGAACTGACTATTAAAGTTGTCGATTGTCAGTACTCTATTTGTTCTACACTCAATATAGTCACTTAACTTCTTATTTTGCAGTTTAACAAACTTAGATTTATCGGAAGAAGTATCAATATCAATTCCAAAGTCAAAGAAATTGATAGCATCGACTCTCATGAGGCTACCATCAATGTTAACATTGATAAGATCTACAAGTGCAGTACTTGTTGAAGATGTAGTAGCAACAGAGACTTTTCCTTCGCTAGTAATTCCAGTATCAGCGAAGTTCTTAAGTCCGGAAGAGTGAAGGAGTCTATTAACTGGATCTACCCAATTTTCATATTCAATAGGACTCTTAATGGTATATGATAGATTTTGATAGTAATCATTATCTGGAAGAACTTGATAGTCCTCACTCAGTTTTCCTGTGTCATCTGCCCAACCATAATCTGTTTCAAGGCTATAATTGATTCTGAATATACCTTTGTTTTCTTCAATAGACTTAATAGTTGCTATAGTTCCAGAGTCTTTACCAACAATAATTTCATTTTTACTTAAAGTGTAAGTTCCATATACTTTTATTGAGTCATTGAGATTATCTGTAACGATAAGGTCTCTCTCAGTATAAGTACTTCCACTCTTAGTGAATAACTTCTCACCAACAATGAACGACAATGCCGTCTGAGTTACATTAAATATTGGATAGTTATTCTTATTTACTAAGAACGCAAATGAATTTTGAGCAGTCTTAGCAACACCAGCATTTGTAGCGTATGGGGAAATATCAAACTCAACTTCCGCTGGGTTTGTATTCCTATAAGCAGTAACTTCAAAGAAGTTGTAACTGTAGTCTTCCGAGTTGAAACCAGTTCCAGTTGTAGACGCTAACGATACACCTTCAACAAAAACATAATCACCTACACTAAATGGCGCTGTCGCTGTAGTGAATCCAGCAACTGGTGTAGATATAACACAAGTAACAATACCTGCTTGCGATGAGAATATGCTGTTAATACCAACACCATTGCTATTATTGACTGCATATATCATGGTCTTCAATTCTGTTAGACCATTTGGAGACTCTACAATATCAACTGAAGATATTGATGAACCCTGAACATTTGCTAAGATAAGACCAGTATCATATGCAATTCCTGTTTCAGGGTTGACAATGACCAAATCTGGTACTGAAGTATATCCAGAACCACCAAAAGTTACCGAAATATCTGTAATGGAGTTTCTATCGACAAGAGTGATATTTGGTGAAATATAAACTTCTGGGTTGAGAGTCTTATCAGCAGAGAAGTCAAAACCTGGATCTTGAATAGTGACCTGGTTGATTCTTCCAAGTGTAGTTGAAGTTGGAATAATATCAGCATTAGTACCAATAGATGATGCGATACTTACAAACTTAGGAAGTTTCTTATAGTTCGCTCCACCAAAGGTAATTCTCATCGAGTCTACACCACCAATCGCTCTTGGTGAAGAAGTAGAGTACTTAAGAACACTTGTTGTAGATTGATTGTATGAAAGTGACTCTGGAACCCCTTTAAGTGAAATGTCAAAGGTGGTTGCACCAACACCAGTTACATCATAAGTTCCACTATACTTACTATCAACAAATAGAATTTCTGAATAATTCTTAACATCAGTATCAGCGGTGCTTATAAAACCGCCCCTTTCAAGTTGATAATATAGTTTCGATGGAAGATCTTTATGATAGTTTAAAGTAAATGTCGCTGTAGTTGTTACACCAACTGTACCAACACCAGAAGTGCTAAAGGTTGAAGATGACCCAATAGAAATTAGTTCATTTTCAAACTCACGATCATAGAATAGTTTGAAGTTATAACCACTTAATGATGCATTTGATACATTAAAGACTAGGTTATTATCTCTTACTACTTCAAGTTGTGGATTGATTCTTGAAAGTTCTTGACTTGAACCTCCAGTTGAACCAAAACTTACAATGGATGGTGGTGAAGATACTGCATCATAATGTGTATTTGTAAGATTAAATCTATTATCATCAATTCTATAAACATAGTATGGACCAGTTGATAGTCCAGATACTACAAGATCGGAAGCATCATAGAATACCTTATCTCCTGTTTGAAGACCATGTTTTGTTAGAGTAATTTCATTTGTTGATGCATCAACTGATGATGAACTAAACCCAATAGGATTAATTAAAAGTTTATCATATGTTGAGTTATACTTAACAAATACTGATACTGAAGTGCCAATACCTACAGACTGCTCTGAGTTAAGAGTTAATTTAATAGTATCACCATTGGTTAAACCATGATCGGTGGAAACAGAAACTCTTGCTTTAATCTTCTCTGCTTTTGCTGTTACTTGAGTTTTATTTGAAGTTAGAGAATATCTGTAGTCGGTACTATCTCCATTTGCAACTATATCTCTGAAGTATAACCCATTTGTATTTGTTGTAAGACCAACCTGAGTGCAAAGACCAATATAGTCACCTGTTTTCTTAATTACATAAAGAGTTTCAGTATCTCCAGTTTGTGGAATACCATAAGTTGGACTTGTACCAGTGTTTGAAACAGTAAATCCTTGAGTTCCACTAACTCTTCCAAATGTTACTTGCTGACCAGTCTTAAATGGATGATTTGGCAAATAGATGCTTTGGAAAGGAACGGAGACTGGAATAGTTCTGTCGCCAATGAGATAGTCTTTTGCAGATGAACCGCCAATGGTTGTTCCAATACCTACAGACTGCTGTGGGTTAAAGTATACAGTATCATTTACAGATGAGTCAAAATAATGCGATCTAACTGGAAGAGTAAATTTATTTGTTGATACAAATACATCAGTAAATGATGTATGGGCAGAACCAGAAAGACCCCTGATAACTCTTATGACTTTATTGTCTGGATATGTTCCCAGAACTGACATTCTTTCAGTTCCAATAGAAACTGTTGTTCCTGCAGATACAGATGATGGGATACTAATAACAAAGATATCGGTTACAAGACCTACAGTTGAGTTTGCTGGCACTTCAGCAACAAGTTTTGTAGATTCTGATGTAACTCCAATTTTATGCAGTCTTGTTAAACCAGAAACAAATGTAGATAGACCAGAAATAGCAATTTGGTCATTATCTAGGAATGTATGTGATGGTGATACATGAACAGATACTTGACTGGAATTATCCCAAACAAGAACTGTTGATTGATAGTCTTGAATTGTAGTATTAACATCTACAATGGTCTTTCCAGTGACTCTATCAACATATGCAGATAGACCGCCACCATTTGTACCATCATTATCAAATGTTGCAACATCACCAACGCGATATCCTGTACCAGACTGGTTAATAGTAAACCCATCAACAGAACCCTTAGTAATTGAGTCAATAACCGCAGTTTGCATTAAAGTTTCATATGGTTCCGAAATAAAGTCATTATTGGCATATGAATCTGAAACTTTATATGGGAATGTATTTCTAGTTAAACTGGAGTTGTTGAAATCATATCCTTGAGTTAGATTTTGTGTAGCAGGAACTGAGCGATATGTGTTTCCAATAAAATATGGGAACCTAACATTTTTACCATCACTAGTAATACCAACATGATAGGCATAAACGCCATTTGGAAACTCTGGTGTTTTAGCATATCTTCCATTATGCTCATCCAAGTCTCCAGAAGAATTAAACTTATAATCTTCAACGAAGAAACCACCAGCAAAACCAACTGGTCTATCTACTATACTTGAAGTTGATACTTCATATCCACTACTTAAGATAGAAATGCCAGAGTTTATATCTGACGCATCAGTATACGCATAAGCACCATATATGGGGTTTCCATCATATGCCCACCCAATAATTGGTGAGTGTGATGTGCCATCATCACCATAAACACTCGAACCAATACTTGTAGAGTATCCAACAAATCCATACTCTAACTTACCACTATTATCTAATAGTATTTCATTTCCAAATCTATAGTAATTGTTGAGTGTAAGAGATCTAACAGATGTATCAACTTTTGCATTTATACCAGCAGGTGTTACTAAAATAGAGGTATTATTTGCAGAATAACCGGTTCCAGAGTTGAGAATTACAACATTAGTAATTTTTCCTGCACTAACAACTGCTCTGAGTTTAGCACCAATACCATCACCAACTACTGTTAGGTCTGGGGCAGAAGTATATTCACTACCACTGCTAGTTACTTGAACTGATACTATAGAACTATCAGAAATGAGTGGTTTTAATTCTGCATCCTTACCGTTCTTAATTCTAATATCTGGTTTTTTATGGAAGTTTAGAATAGTTGTTCCATATCCAGTTCCAGTTTCATATAGATACAGATCAACAATTTCTCCTCTGACATATGGGGTTGCAGTAATGACTCCAGTTACACCTTTAAACTCAGCATTGACTGTGAGTTGAATATCTGGATATGCAAAATTCTGGAATCCAGTTCCAACACCAGTAATATCTACTGCTAATTTTTTAATGTAATTTGTAGAGTCTGTTGCACCAACCCCAGCATTTGCTAGTTTGAATGCATCATCAGAGATCTTGATTACTTTATAACTTACAGAAGTTGATAGTCCAGATACTGCAGTATGATCTGTTGTATATACGACAACATCACCATCATTAAATCCATGATTCTTAAAGTTAATTGTATCAGATACATCTGAAATATTTTCAGACTTAACTTTCAACATTCTATTCTGATATCCACTTCCTGAGTCAATAACCTTGATCGACTTAAGTGTCTTCTTACCCTCAAACATTCTAAACTTATGAATGCCTTGAGATGTTGTAGTAAATCCTATGGTATTAATACCAGCAGAATAGTTGTCAAAAGATTCATATAGTTTAATGGATGTTGTATTAACCAAACTTGCATAATATACAGATCCACTATTGAGTGATAAATCTTGGTGAGTATTGCTTCCACCAAAAGTACCAACTCCTATTGAGTTATTTCCATTTCTATTGTAGACAATAGCGTCACCATTTCTCAAATTATGTGGTTTGGGGAATGTAATAGTCTCATTGGAAATATCAATTCCACCACCATCAGAAGTTAGACGAGCATCAAATTCAATTTCACGATACCTAGTCTCAAGAACTGGTTCTAAAATCGCACCACTACCATTTCCTCCAGAAATAGTAACAGATACTACATCTACCAAGTCGAAATCTTGTGGATCAACTTTGACTTCCTTTACACTACCACTAATAACTGGTCTTACAAGAGCAGTTGTATATCCTAATCCTGGTGAAGAAATTTCAATCTCTGGTGGAGAAATTACATCATAATTGCTTCCTCCATTGTACAAACGAACACTTTCTACAGGACCATAGTAAATTTTATCATTAGACTTGTAGTTAATGATCTCAATACCATCAGATAACATTCCAGTAGAACCAGGAATGGTTTCTGTTTTAGTTCCATTCTTAATGTTTTTAGTTAGAGGGAACTTCTTGAGAAGACCCTGTGGATGAATATATCTACTTCTTTGACTTGAAAGTGTAAATGTGTGAGAACCAGTTGAACTACTTGAGGTAAACTCAATAGGATTGTCACTAACAATTAATGATCTTGATGCATAAAGTTTAATTTGGTTAGGTAGAGTCAGTACTTTTACATAGTAAAATCCTTCATCCAAACCATTTAATAATGCATTTGATGCAGTATAGTAAACTTCATCGCCAGTAATAAATGGAACGGCAGTTGCAAATGATAGAATTGAGTATTTTTCAGTATCTGTACTATAACCCTGAAGAGCACTTCCGCTGGCAGATGTTATAGTTGCTTGTAAAATAGACTCTGTGATATCGTATGATGGAAGAGAGTTAGATGCAACATATGCATATCCATCAGTATCAGTATAAAGATTTTGTACATCACTAGTTACAGTGTCATTTCCATAATAAATGGGAGTTCCTGTACTAGATGCAGTGTTTAGTTTTCTTCTAATTGTATAGATGACTGTAGAACTTGCTGTAAATCCACTCAGATTATCTAATGTAATTTGCTTGTTTGCTACATCTATACTAGCAACAGTAGCATTGCTATGAAGAACAGTCTCAGTAGTACCGTTTAGAATATCTACAGTATCACCTACCTTTAGACTTGACTTATCAATTTCAGTCTTGAGTTGTACTGTTGAACCAGTAATACTATCAACATCAAATCTAGAACTAGTATTGTATATCCAAGAGTTAGCAAAAATTTCTTTATCGGTTTTATTTACATTTGGATTGAGGATCTTTTCCCCAACATTTTTGGTATAGATCTTCTGCCCTTCAATTGAAAGTAGAATATCGCCATTAGGTTCGAACTTAGACAGAACACCAGAAATGCGAATTTCTACCTTCTTATTGGTATCACCATTCTCATATCCAAAGAATACCTCATCAGTTCTGAGATCTGTCTTTGATGCTATTGCTGTTCCAATACCAGTACAACCTAAAAACTGGTTTACAGTTTTAGATGTATATTCAATAGTATTTCTTCCAGAAATAACTTTACCAGTATCTGCAAAACCAACTGTAGAATCTACTGTAATAACAGAGGCACCTATTGATACTGGATTGATAACTTTTGTCTGTGCCTGAATATTGAAAGTTCCTTCAATAAGATCTTTATCATCAAAACCAATAAACAAACCAATCTTATAATATGTGCTGATACCAGACCTAGTAAAGATTTCTACTTCAGATACAGATGCCTTCGTCTGAGAATCTGATGACTTTACGATTGTTTGCCCAACTAAGTTATTTGGATCTCCAGATACTCTTTCAGCAATTATAACTTCTCTTCTTCTGTATACAGAAGCGGATGGTTTTACAAGATATTTTTCAAGATCGACTACTTGAGGATTAACCCCATAAAGAACTTTGAATAGAATCTTAAAAGAATCCTCAGTTCCTTTTGACTCATATAAAGTTCTTGCCTCTTTAATAAAGTTGTTAACATCAAGGTTTTCTACAAAGTCAACATCCTCAAGTCCTGGTGTGAAAGTATATTTTAGTTTCTTATAAAATTCATTCAGGAATAAGGCGCTTAAGTTTTGAACTGAAGAACCATTAGAATGTTCCTCTCTAGAAGTAGTTTCAAATACTAGTTCTTCTGGATTTAAATCTGAATGATATGAGCTAATTCCACTGAAACCTCTGATACATCCAGTAAAAGAATTGGTTGTTATTCCAGTGTAAGTAAAAATTTCATTATCAATTTTAAACAGACCATATTCTGATGGAAATCCTTTCGTACTAACAACCTGTACGGTATCTGTAGTTGAAGAAATTCCAGAAGTAAGAGTAGTTTTTCCAGAAATAACCTCAGGTGTGAGGTTGTCAAGCTTCAAATATTGATCAAGGTTTTCTGAAATATCAGAAGGTCCACTTTGATATTCTTGTGATGCGTAATATTGCTTTAAGAAATCTATTGTTTTTGGACTTTCTGCTCTTAAAAACTCTGGTAATTGATTCTCAATTATTTTTTGAACTTTTACCCTCTTCTCAAAGCCCGTTTGTATCATCTTATCCTCTCTTAAGTTCTCCGTTTAAGTAACTTGAAGTAACCTTATACCCGACGCCAGAAATCTGTTCGCCAGAAGTTATAGTATCTTTAACCATATTTATGGTGCTATCAGCAACAGAAAAAGAAAGATACAAGTCTTTTAGACCAATAATATCGTTCGATTCTGGGAACGCTTGAATCTCAATAATATTATTTTCTGCCGTGGTAGAAGTGATGTTTAATGTATTGAGAATAATTTCACCTGTTGTATAGTTTACTGTACCGGCAGACTTGACGATTATTTCATACTTTCCAGTTTCATTAACATCTTTTACAACTGAAATAACTCCCATTCCATTTGTTCCAGGAACATCGGTAAAATAGAATGTTCCAGTTCTACCAGCAAGAGTAAAACCAGTACTCTTAATATTAAAACCATCTTTGTTCATATGAAACTTATTGCCATAACACAATTCATATTGTGCTGGTTGATTAATAAGTGCCTTTAAGTTTCTACGGATAATGACTCTAGTAATATTTGATGTAATAGCGTTATCACTATTATCAATAGTCTGACATAGTTTACTATACTTGAATCTTCCACCAAATTTATTAATATTTGAAGATGCAAAAGTACTGAGAATAGATGATATTTTAGTTTTTAATGCATTTACATTTGTGACCTGTGAAGTATTATAGTAAACTGCTGTGTCTATCTCTACATAAAGAACTTTAAGATCAGTAATTTGCTGATTAATACCTGAAAGAGCGTAGTTCTTTAACTTAGAAAGAATGGATTGCTTATCAAAGTCAGAAACAAAGTCTCCATTCTTCGGTTTGATACTGATAATTACATTTCCATATTGTGGTGGATCTAACTCTTCTCCACCAACAACAGAAACTGACTCCGTATTAGGATAAATGGATTGAATAATTGCTTCATAGTCACGAGTAGTAACAGCACGATACTGTGAAGAATATATTCTTGGAGCAAAATACTTAATAGAATCAATACTTTCAATATCACCACCATTTGCAGCAGCATTTATGGTAGTAACGGAAATAGTATTAGTTGGTATTACAACATTCTCTAAGGAGTCTGTAAAACGACCAGAAAATGAGAATAGAGAAGGACCATTACCTTCAGCACCATCAGTAACAATATAAGAAGCAGTTATAACTGTTCCATTCTCTAGTTTTTTACCAAAATATCCATCACCAAATAGAAGTTCATACTTTTCATCTTGAACTTCTTGAAGTAAATATATTTCCGAAGTTTTGTCTAGGTTTAAAATATTATCTACAACAGAATACTCTCTCCCAAGTCCACTATCCGATAGTCCTTTAACTCTAACAACAATAGTGGAAGAATCTATAAATGAATTATTTAAAATAAACCTTTGATCGAGTGAACCATCTACTATAAACTGTTTTGAAAGATAGGTTCCTTGATAGATTGTAATGTCATTAAAAGTAGCAACGCCAGAGTTTATAGTTGTCGTAATATCTTCTGGAATAGAGAAGACATAGTTGGAGTTATCTACTGAGCCAACGCACACTAGACCCGCCTTTAAGGTCAGTGTAGGAGAGCTGCTAGAAGTTTGTGCGCTGAAACTTACAGTCGCCTTAGCGGCGCTTCTGGAGCGTGGTACATAACCAATATTTCTTGCTAGAGAAACAACGTTTTCCCTCAAAGTTGCAGAATCCAAGAAGGATTCGTTCACAATCATATTTGAGTTGAACGCAGTAATATAAGTATTGTACGCTAGGGTATCAATCAGAATAGAAAAGTTCGAACCTTCAAAGTCAAAGTCCGTGAAATTGGAATTTGCACGAAGATAGTCTTTGATAGAATTTCTTATCTGATCAAAATCTAGATTTGTAAACTTTGTAAAAGGCATATTACCTAGTTGCCTCTAGTAAGAATGTATATTGTTGGACAGGAAAGTCTTGACCGATGATACTGTAAGCAATATTGACCTCAAAAGTGTTATTATCTGGTTGTGGGTCAACTTGAACTTGTACATTTGCGACTCTTGGCTCAAAATTTTCAAGAACTGTAAGAATTTGCTCTTGAATTACCGTTGCAGTACCATAATCAACGAAGTCAAACAGACTTGAACGGACATCAGAACCTAAAAGTGGTTGAAAAAAACGTTCAGTTGGAATTGTTTCGACTAAATTTCGCACAGAACGACGAATTGCCGACTCATTTTTCAGAATCGGCAAGTCTTTTGTTACGGGATGTGGTTCAAATGACAAACTAATGTCTTTGAAAGCTCTTGAAACCCGTGAAATC